CCGACTTGATCATAGAAACTGACGCGACGTTGATTCGCTGTCTGTTGCATATCTTTACCCCCACAACACAGCAACGTGATGCTTTAAAGTTTAGAGGGTCGTTAAGGCATTGATAATACCGATGAATGCGTACTACTAAGGGAGTATTTTGGCGTAAAATTCAGCCAAGTTTGCAGAGTATAAAGTAAATATAAACGACTACTGCATAGCCGCTGTTGCTCGTTGTTCCAGTTGTGCGGCTTGGTTAATGACGTGGAATATCAAATTTTGTTCATTCACACCCAACACACCCGCCGCACCGGGGCCAGTGGCATATACCGCCACATCTTCGCCGCCATGTGTTTCTGCTGATAGAGGCACCAACGCTTCTTGATGGTAACCCGCTTGTTTTGTATCGACCTCAGACAGGTTTTTACGACCACTGTCTGCCGGTGCTTCATAACCACGATCCGCATCCGTCTCATCATGAAGATGTCGATAGCCTAAGCCATTGGCATAACCCAATGTTGTATATGGCATGCCATCAGCGGCATGAGCAGGCTGAGTCTCACCAATATTGACCACTTTACCCAAAATCGGATTACCCCGTTTTGGATAGCCTGCCATCGTGAACACATGGCTATGATCCGCCGTCACCACGATCAAAGTGTTGCTAGGATCGGTCGATTCAATTGCTGCTCTGACCGCATTGGAGAGTTCAATCGTATCGCTTAGCGCGTTATAGGCATTGCCAGCATGATGGGCGTGATCAATGCGACCACCTTCCACCATCAACAAAAAACCGTTGTCATTTTGCTTGAGTACCGAAATGGCTTTTTTTGTCATCTCAGTTAATGATGGCTCACCCGACGCATCATTTTGACGATCAGCCCCATAATGCATATGCGATTCATCAAACAACGCTAAAACGTGTTTCACTGAAGATGGCTCTATTAAATCAAAGCCCGCTTTATCGTATATATAGTGGCCATCTGGATAGAGCTGTTGCCATTCTTTAATCAGATGACGTCCATCATCCCGATCACCTTCTATATCACTTGTTGCATCAGGACTATTAAACTCTGGCAATGCCGGTAAAAAATGGCGACGTCCGCCCCCCATAATCACGTCAATACCGTCTAGATTCTCCGCGTTAGGGTAGCGTTGTTTGAGATTCACTTCATAATCAAGCAACTGTGAAGCAATATCACGACACCCCGCCTTGATCGCCGCAGCAGGCATATCAGAACTGCCTTCCCAATTACGCTCCGGTGACTTGGCATACAAAGCAGCAGGTGTCGCATGCGTCACACGGGTTGTGGTAACAAAGCCGGTTGCCATACCTGCTAGTTCAGCTAGATCCAGAGCCGTTACAAGTTCATTACCTTTAACGGTTTGACAGTCACCACGCACCACGTTTTGATCAATGCCAATGATACCCGCATCGGTTTTTACACCGCTGCTGATTGCTGTCATCGTGCCGGCTGAGTCTGGTGTTTGTGCGTCAACATTGTATGTTTTGGAGAGTCCTGTAAAAGGAAAAGCCTCAAAACTGAGTAAGTTCTCTTCGCCAGTCTGCCCCTTATTTTGCCCTTCCAAAATACGTGCAGCAGTCACCGTTGAAATACCCATACCATCGCCTACAAACAGAATGACATTTTTTGCTTTTAAGTTCGGTTGAAAGACAGGTTTTTCAGCCAAAGCCTGACGAGCATCTTGATACCAAGGGTTCACATATTGATGTGATGGTATGACCTGTTGTTGGGCACTCACGGTTGCAGTCACACTCAGCAAGACCAAAAAACTCAAGCACCTTTTCATCAACCAGCCATTCCTTATCTCAAAACTATTACGACGATAGCGCACTACAATGACGCTAATATGTCAGCTAAAATCATCACGATCAAAACTGATTAACTGAATGGATTCTCGATTTCAGAATAATAATCCTGATAGACAATCTCGATACGTAGCGTATCGCCTTCGCCCCAAAAAGCTAAAGGTTGACTGATTTCATCTATCCATTGCTGAGCCTGATCAGGCTTAATAAACGCACAGACATCCCCTATCGGCCAATGAAAATAGACCTCATTGAGTTTTTTCTGTGTCAGAACTGCTGGATCGGTTGTTTCGGGTAAAGGAATAAACGAGCTAAACAGCTCCAGTCCACCCTGCCGTTCAGGATCCTGAGAAAAATACTCCAGCGACAGATCCCAGCCACGAACTAAACCATTTGTCTTATCGCCCTTCTCAATGCTAAAGCCATACATAGCCAAAGTACCATCATTGACTTTGGGCAATTTCGTTAAAGCCGCTTGTATCGCTTTAATAGCCTCTATATCGCCTTCCGTTGCTTTATCTAAGGTTAATAACCAGTCGCCTAGTTTGATAGCTACCTTAATAAGGTGTTTATGTGATGGGTTAAGGTGAATGTTTGCCATATCAAATATCAATGTTCGTTTTTGTAAACATAAAAAAACCACCCGAAGGTGGTTCTTTTGTATTGGTGGAGGCGGCGGGAATAGAACCGGCGACCTCTACTGGTAAAAGCCTTATATACCAACACTTAAGAAAACCAGCCTTAAATATTGGCGGTTATTTGGCGGTAACTCTTGTCTATTAATTTCTTTTAATAGCAATTATTGAATTAAAGCCAGCATCAACCAATAGCCTTTCAGAGCATTATATAGCTATATCTAGCAGTATCAACACAATCATAATATGACTTCAGTGCACAAAAAAAGTGCAAAAAGCCCGCAGGTGAGGAGGAGTGATTTTTGGGGCGGTAGTATTGTTGGTTTGGGAATCGAACCGGGGTCCCAATCTGGCAAGAACTATCTGATGATATTTGTGACAACTTGATTCGCTGCCGATGATGTATGAATGTATTTCTTAAAAATGTTTCGTTGATTTTTACTGGCGTTATTATCAGGCAAAAAAAATGGCCGGCAGAGCGACCATTTCTATAATTTTTGAATTGTTACTTTATCGATGCATTAGGCTAAATGCTGTATTCGACACGCTCTCAATCCTTTCAGCAATGGTGATAAGCAAGGCATGTACCTCGTCAGCGTTTACGGTTTCATCCTCGATGGATGATGATATGCCATTTGCCGCTGCTTTGAGTGCTTTAATGGCCTGCTGTATTTGATGCTGGTTGTCTTTCATAAGTTCTATCCGATATCCATATTTAAAAGTCTGTTAAGCGTTCAAACACCTAACATCAATACTTTTGCATAGAACCTAAACCGCGCAAGCCCTGTCGAATAATCGTTACTCATGAACGATGGCCACAATCTTACGTTGTGTACTCAGCAGGCTGTACTCGATGCACTTTAATATATAGCCAACCTGCTCCCCTGTTATGCCGACTTCATCATCTAACGCTTGTGGCAGCATATTACCCAGCCCTTCTAGCGCATCGATACCGACTGTTAAAAAATAAATCTGGCGTTTCAGCTCTGCCAGTTGATCACTGCTCAATTCTTCACCCTTAGCCATGTGTGATCACCTCGCCATCAATAATTAAACCTTTGAATACCGGTTTGATTGGCTGACCGTTTCTTTTGAAACCCTGATGATAAAACGCCACCTTAAGCCCAAACGCCGTGCTAATCATGGTGCTTTTACGTTGGTTTTGGCTCATTTCACAGGCAAAGTGAATGCCATTCGGTAGTTTAATGATCAGTGGTGCGTTATCGCTATCACGCAAGCCATAGACGCGGCCTGTAGCAAACTCAGAGACTGCCGGTAAACGAGAAGGTAAAACAGAAGGTGTAACAAGGCTCAGATTGGAGCTATTTTGAGTGCTGTTCATGGTTAATCTCCTTGTAAAGTTTAACCATCAACCACGCTTCCAAACATGGGTGATGGCTGTACGCAGGGTTGGAAGACCAGATACAAGGAGCTGGCGAGCCGAAGCTCCCCCACGCACAACCACCATAAATTATGGCACAAAAAAACCGCTTGACGCGGCTGATTGGGCGTCCTTGTAACTTTCAGAGCTTCCAAACCCTGATGTTGGATTTTGCCAACACACCCACAGATTAGTCCTGGTCTTTTTTGATGTCAATAAAATGTTTTCAAATAATGACAAAAACAGCCCAAGCCGCCATAATCAACTTTTATTTTTAGCCACCACACGGAAAGAAACATGTCAGATTATCAAGGGATTGTTGCCTTAATTAGTATTGCTCTCACGATTTGGTTTGGTCGTAAATGGTCGTATAACTTTTTCAAAAACAGACAGTTCAGCACTGGTTTTTGCCATGTCATTAGCATCCTAATTACCCTTGTGGCTGTTGTTATTGTGCCAGCCATTGTTACCGCTTTATTATTCGGTTCTCCTGACACCATTGATAAGAAAACGCCCACATCCCCACCGGAGGTGCAAGTAAAGCCAAAGTCTAAGGTTGTGGCACCAGTTAAGCCCTTAAGCCAAGCCAAACCCTACACCGTTATCAGTTCAGAAGACCTTAGCTTCCCGGGTAGAAATCGGCAGCAGTTTAATATCATTTCTCCACAAGCATCAAACCACCTTGAGTTTGCTGAAACCGCCGTAAAAGCAGCCCTCGATAAGCAGGATGAAACAGGAGCGGATGTTATCTATGTTTATCTAGAGCCGTCTAAGGATTTGGCTGGAAATTCACTTTTTTATGCAATCGCAGACTATGCACCTGATGGCGGTGGTAATTCAGGCGATCAAGACTGGATGTGGGAAGTTAGAGCGGCTGAAAAGAATCTAACTGAATTAGAAGTTCATATCCAAAAAACGTGGAGTGAAAACCGTAATGACTATCTTGTTGATGGCTTAGTCGATGAACCTAAATTAGTAAAGCTGATAGCAAACAAACTCGAAATACCTGAAAAAGATGTTCGTCTACCTTGGATAACTCACAAGAAATACACGCCCACCAATGTTGATGAAATAGCGAAAGCAGCACTTACAAAAATTAATGAAGCTAAGGCAAAAAAAGAAGCCATTGTTAAGTCACAGTTCAGCCCTTGGGATGGCTCACATTACGGCATGGTTAAACTGATCAAAAAAGCAATGAACGATCCTGATAGTTACGACCATGTAAAAACTCTGTATTGGGAAAATGACAATGACTTAACGGTGAAGACAACCTTCCGAGGTAAGAACGGTTTTGGTGGCGTAGTAGTGAATAGCGTTACCGCTAAATTTGATTATGAAGGAAACCTGATTCAAGTAATATCGCAGGAATAGCACTGCCATTATTAAATAAAAGCTAGGCAAATACCTAAACCAAGAAAGGTGAGCCTGCCCGAATGGATACGCCGCCAAAAGGAGTAAGACGACTTGCCGTCCTTGGCTGATCGGGCAGGCTCGGCTATCAGTATAGTCATTCCAAGCATTAATATTAAACAATTAATACTCCTTAGCGATTACCGGCAAAAGTCGCCGCGACTTAACGCTAAATAGTTAAAATAACTGTTGCAAAACTACCGAACTTCGGTACAATTAAAACCATGCAAACAGTCATCGAAACACCAACATTCGCAAAGCAAGCCGATAAAATTTGGTCAGAAGATGAACGTTTAAACTTTATCGAATATATTGTTGCAAACCCTACTGCTGGAGATGTCATTCCAAATGCAGAGGGCGCTAGAAAAGTACGCTGGTCGGTTAAAGGTCAAGGAAAACGTGGTGGCGTTCGCGTTATCTACTTCAACCAAGACGCTGATGGCATTATTTATTTGGTATCAATTTACCAAAAAACAGAAAAATCTAATATTACGGGGAAAGAAATTAAAAACGCTATTTAAGAAAGAAGCCAAAAGCTAATTTAAAGTAAAAGGCAACCGCTATGAACATTGAAAAAGTAACTCAAGCAATTAATGCAGATGCAGGGTTTGAAATCCCCGGCTTAGGGGAAAGTCTTGCTGAAATGAAAGCAGGCAAAAAAGGCCGTGTCACTACCGCATCTCAAGTTTTAATCCGAGAAGCTCGCGGTGTTGTGGGCTATACACAGCCTAAGTTTGCCAGAGCGATTGGCACCTCAGTCACATCATTACGTGACTGGGAACAAGGCCGACATGAGCCGCCTGCTATTGCATCAAAGTTGATGCGTGTTATCAAAAAACACCCAAAGTTGATCCATGAGTTAGAAGCCGAGCAAGCATAATTACAATAAACTATTAAAAAATACTCGAGCTGGCACCACCCTTTTTGATGTGTGGTGCCAGCTTTTTTATTTCACCTGATAACACCAAAAATGACGATAAGACCAGGTAATAAAAGTTTGTGGCCAACACCTACATTTTTGTCGATGTGGTACCTATTCTCTCCACCGCCATATCAAACTCAGCCTCTCCCATTTCACTACCAATAAACCGCCGACCGTTGCTCACGCTGGCAATGGCGGTCGAGCCAGAACCGGTAAACAAATCCAGCACCACATCACCCGGCATCGAGCTTGCCGTGATGATATGGTCCATTAAATCCAACGGCTTCTCGCATGGGTGTTTGCCGGGGTATGGTTGCACCACTTTAAAATCCCAAACATTGGTATAAGGCGTGTTTTTGGTCACATTAAATGTTCGTCTTGAGCGATTCGCCCCATCCCGCAGTGCTACATATTCAGCTTTTAATTCGGCATAAGGCTTTAAGCTATTACCAAACAACTTGTTCATGGTGTTGTAATGCTTAAGACTAGGGAAATGAAACTGACTACGCCCAAACCAATGCCCTGACATCTGGCAACCGCAGGCTTTATCTATCGCTTTTCTGCTCACCCCAGCATCGATGCGTGCCTGCTCCAAGTAAGACAAAATCGGCTCATAGGCAAACGGCACCTTTTTACAGCTCTCAGCAAATAAAATATGCTCAGTTTGTGGAAAGTAGCGTCGCAGGCTCTCTTTCTGGCACCCTAAGTGTCGGCCGGTCGGCTTTCGCCAGATAATATGATTCAACATAGAAAAATGCTTTGCCACAACACCTTCCACTTCGGTGGCCAGATGTGGACCAGCAAACAAATATAACGAACCGGTGGGCTTCAGTACGCGGTGGCATTCAGCCAGAACGGCACTTAGCCAATCAAAGAAGTCGGCTTTATTTTTCCACTGGTTGTCCCATGCATCGCCTTTCACTTTGAAATAAGGCGGATCGGTCGCGATTAAATCAATGCTGTCATCAGCCAATGTGGCCAATAATTCTAAACAATCAGTTTGGAACAGATCTAAGTGGTGTTGTTGGTATTTTCTCACGAGTATCACTCTTGTCATGACACTCGTGGTGTGCTGATTCGGGGTTCTCGACCCTCAAATAATTCATGGTTTTACAACGGCCACATTTAATATTGAGCACGATATAGTGACCTTCTCCTAATTTACGGTTGCAACCGCCGCATCTAATCTCATTCATCATTCGGCAATGGTATCGATTCGGGTTTTAACTGCTTCCATCTGGCCGCTGATTGATGTCACCGAACCACCTTGTGAAATAGTGCCGGTCGATGGGTGCGTGTGCGTGGCCAACACATTAGCCAAATCAACCACCAACTGCGCTGTTTCACTCATCAAACGCAAAGCGTTCTCACTGCTGTCACCTATCCAGCTTTTCGGTGCTTCCAAATGATGTTTACCACCGGCAGTTGAAGTAACATCACCATCAACCGTTTGTTGAATATCGCCAATCACGCGAATAATGGCATCGGCTTTGGTCGTTAATCGCAGCATATCCACTGCTGACAAATCCATCACCCCGCCCGACTGCATAACGATGGCACCAAACGCTTCAATACGTTTGATGGCACCAATTATCTCGGTGTCATTTGTCTTCGTGTTTTTAACTTGTCGATGAAATTGTTCAACCACATCCATGGCTTCAATCAAGCGCGTTAAGCTCTGATCATGAATAGCCAAATCCGTCAGCCGTTCATGATTGCCGTCTTTATCTATCCGCTGAAATGATTCGGGGTTATGCTGCCACCGTTGTTCGCCTCGCTCGACCTTTGGCAGTGTTAATCGATGCGGCAAAACAGACCGTATAAACGGCCTATTCGGTGAACCATACGCAAAGGCAATCTCAACCCACGTGCCATTGTCAGGGTACGCAAAATGCCCCATTTCATGGCCTGCCACCGGCACTGACAAAATCACATCTTTTAACACCGGAAAGCTTTTGTCCGGCTCACCGTGTTCATCCAATATCTGCACATCCACCGCATAGCGTGGGCGAAACTCATCACACAGGTCGCCATGATCGGGCGTTTCACGCACTCCCACCACCTCAGCAAAGCGAGGCAAGTGATAGCCAGCCGAAAGCTCAGGAAACAGTTTCAAAACAATGCGTTTAATCGTTGTCGCTATGTCCACGCCATCACCATCGTATTTTTTGCAAACTGCACCGACGTAATCCGGTTACCATTAATGCGTAACCCCGGTCTTAATGCCGGAATCGCCGCCACCGTGGCACTGTTTTGTGCGCTCTGGCCATCAAATAATTTAGCGGGCAACGCCATGTTATTAATGCCAGCCCAGCGCGAGTCAGACCATGATCCAACATAAATAACGCCACTTTGCTGCTGCCAAATATAATCGGGAATATTGAAAAGGCGACCCATAGCCGCCATCGCCTGATAACCGCTGCCGACATTGAAAAAATTAGCCACTTTACGTGTCGCATAGTCCGCATCAGGTGTGGCAAAGTTCAGGCCGGTGATGCTGTTTATTTCAGCCAGCACATCACGCAAGCTGACATGGCGCAAATCAAGCGGTAACGGATTAGAAAGAGCCGATGATAGCTCACGACAAAACACCTTAACCCGACGATCACCCATCGGCACCACCGTTTCCGTGATACCAATAAACCAGCGTTGTAAGGCCGCTTGTGAGCTGTAACCGAAATCAAACGTCACCAACTGGTTAGGCTTTACCGACGTGGCATCCGTCACAATCGTAAACTCAGCACGACCGGGCGTAGAAAGCTCCAGCATCACCCGGTCATCGACAACCTGTCGTGACAACTGATTAATGGTTAACACGCGGTTTAAGCGCATTAGGCCACCTCGCTATCACTGGGTGATAACTGTTTTTCAACAAACGCCAGCACATTTTCAAAGGTTGATAGCTCGGCTACCTCTGGCACAGCCGTGTCCACTGGTTGCACTGTTTCGCCGGTCGGTGCTTGGTCGGTCACAGGTTGTGCTTGTTGGCGTGACTCGGTTATTTCAGCGACCGACTTTACCTCAATTAATTTAAAGGCGACCTGCCACAATTTAAGTGACTCATCTTCGCGCACCGTCAAATCACCCTGAAACCGCACCTGCCTAATTACCATCGCCGCTGCAGTGTCATTAATCACGTCATAGGTCTGGCGTTCACCGACCGCGTTTTTTGATTTTGCCAAGGTGACTAATGCGGTTAAATCATCCGCGTTATCAAACTTAATACGCAGGCTCACATTTAATGTTTGCGGCTTATCACCCGTTTCGGCTTGTGTGGCATAACTCGATTGGCCGCTTAAATCTTCACCGGCCAGTGGCAAGGTGGCGGAGACTTTCAAATCGCTGCCTTTAATCTTGGTTTTATTGAGCAACAACATTACGGCATCATCTCCACCAAATACGCCAAATCAGCCGGTTCACCCTGAAACACCATCATCGCCGTCAGCGTATAGCGGTGATCAAGCTGATTATCAACCAGCGCCTGCTTAATATCTGTCTCGGCATAAAGCCGATAGCCTGCACCACCCACCAAATCAGGTAATGCCGCATTCACCGCTGCATCATGTGCACTCTTAGCCGTTTCAAAGCTGCTTAAATTCGCCAACGGATCAGCCCCCGATAACCCCGCCGCCTCGGTTAATGCTGATTGGCTAATGGCTTTTTTCGTGCGTGCGTTCACCGTGTTTAATGCCGTGATCGCAAGTGATTGATTGCTTACAGTCGCCTCCACCAACGTAAACTTATCAATTTCAAGCGCAGCCAATGTTTTAGCCTGTCGCTGCCATTGATTAACCTGTTTAATCGGCAATACCTGAGCTAAAGCACCTGCTTGCTGTGCCAAGTCGGTCAAACTCGCCGCCGATATCGCCAAGGCAAACACCGCCTTAGCGCTATCGACACGATCAATCACGGCTGCCACGGCATTAGGAAAGCTCAACCACGTATTATTGCCTTTTCCCTCTTTCACACCCGACGTCCATGGCGATACCGTGAAAACCGACAAGTTCTGGCTTAATGCTGATGCATCAGCCATAGGCGTCGCCAAATTCACCGGCTGCCAACTCATTGCTGCCCCCTGGCAAAATAATCAAACCATGGCTGGCTTTGCCAATTCGGTGCCAAATAGGGTGACAGCAAAAGATCCCTGGGCGTGATGCGCTGCAGCTGCGCCGACCGTAGCAAAGGAAAACCGGCCTGCATAAAACACCAGGCGATCAACTCACTGCAAAACCAGGCGTTTTTATTCTGCCAATCATGCCGGGCCACAAACCCCATGATGGCCGCCCAATCATAAGGCTTACCAATTTGCGATCTAGCCAGATCCAACACACTTTCTGGCGCATCTATCTGGAACCGGGCCACGGTGTCAAAATGCTGGGCATTTCTGACTTGCACACCGCCCACCCCCCTGGCACCTAACAAACGGCCATTTGGCAGCACAAAATCCACATGGCTAAACGGTGACCAGGTGGCCTTTTGTATCAACCAGGATCCCGGCTTTTTTTGGGCACTGAATTGCAGCGTGATCACGGCTTCAATGCATCCAGTTGATCAATATAAGGCTGGGCAATGTTGGCCATATCATCAGCGCTGCCCTGGTCTGTGGCGGCATCAATGGCAGCCTTACCGCTTAGGCGTATCTGGCGCACAGCCAATAACACGTTTTCCCAGGCTGTCGCTGTGGCTTCAATATCGGCGGCGGCTTGCTCATCGGTTATACCCGCTGCAGCGGCCCAATCACTGACAGCTAAAGGCACATCATCAGCCGGGCTGCCAGCGGCACGCCAAGCTTGGGTTTGCTCCTGGGCCAGCTTGTATTCCATATCTATCAGCGATCCATTGCTAACAAAACGCTGGCGTGCTTCACCTGCTGCGTTATCGATCGCGGTTTTGGCATTATTTCTGCGGGTGTTGATAAAGGGCAATGGATTGGTCAGCAGTTCCATTTCAGTTTTGCTGATCAGTGACCAATCCTGCTTTTTCAAGTGATCCTGGCTACCATCATCTTCCAATCCAAAAATATCGTTTTCAGTGTCTTTAAAAAATTTCATTTATCTCAACTCCGCCCAACCTGTAAGGCTAAATGTGCCACTTCCAGAAATTTTGTAAGTGGAGCCATTAGGGATCACATAATTAAGAGATGACCGCCATGAAGTGTTTGACCAGCTATTACCATCGACCACAACCCCATCCACATAAAAGTTGTAAGTTCCTGAACCCGATGATGAAGATGAGGCAACAGCAATTGAAGCCTGGATAGGTTTCGCTGTAGTGTTTGTGTATGTCACGCCAGCGGATCGGCTTGCTTCCACGTCCTGCCAGGTTTGGCCATAACCGATTCCCTTGGCTACGGCTTCGCCTATTGGCTCATAAATCAGATCGGCTTCATTTTCTGTTAAATACTGCGGGTGCGGATCGGTTTTGCCCTCATGCGCTGCCACGCTGCCATCAGGTTCATAAAGCGCGTCAGCTTCGGCCTGGGTTAAATATTGCGGGTGCGGATCCGGCTTCCCCTCATGATCGGTCACCAGGTCTGTGCTGGTTTTGGTATCGGTCACCAGGCCGCCCCCGCTGAGATCGCATAGCTTGGCCACATAGTGGTTTATCCCGTTTACGTCCTGATAATCCACCAACGGCGTGGCGCTGGCCACCAGTTGCACATCGGCATCCTTGCCGGTTAAGTCACCCTGTAGGCTGGCATCAATCCAGATCCCGTTTGGCACGCTGCCCACATCAATTTGCTGGGTGCTGTCAAACGCACAGCGAATACCGCCCACATAACCCACCCCGGCTGATACGTTGTAAACGGTGCCAGCATCCAGGGTGACATCAAAGCCGCCATCAAAAAACGCATCATGGCCATAAATATCCAGGTTGCTGAGTCGCTCCCGCTCATCTATCTGCAGCAGGCGCAAAGTAAAATCAATTTGCCAGGTTTCAGCTGGCGCACTGATCGCCGTGGTGGCCTGTATGCCTGAATATTTCAGCAAGAAATTGCGCACCAGGTTGTTGCCCTCGGTGCCGCCATTGGTCGCGGTTTTGGTGATGGGATCAGCCAGGTAAATCACACCGATCAGGGTGTCATCCTCATCCTTTAGCCCGATCCAGTTAAAGGTGTAATCACCGATCGTGCTGTCCAGGGTTAAGGAATACACCACCTGATTGGTGTTCACATAACCTGATTTTGTCACTGGCCGGGTGTCAACAATATCCCCCGGATCCGACATAGCCTCGATCCTGTCGGCAGGCTCACTGCCCAACCCGGCAATATTGGCCAATACAAAGTGAGTAATGTTAATCAGTTGGCTGTTGCCTTGCTGCAAAGCGATCTTGTTTTCGCCATCAATTGTGATAAATGCCATTTATAAGCCTGCTGTGTCGTAGTAGTAGGAAAAACCATTAGAAAAGCTGGGTGTGCTAATCGTGATCGGTGTAATGATGGTTAACTGGTAACGTCTGCAGGTGCGGCCATACTTGTAAACCAGGCGTTCAATCAATTCCTGGTTTTGGGCCAGCTGGCCATCAGACAGTTTGAGCAGGATCACATCCCAATCAACGGGATCCACGCGCTCCTCAATTTCCAGATAACCAATGCCCAAACGCTCAAAAATACGAATGAACCCGGCCTTGCTGCCAGCGTCCTGGGCATTAATCAGGGCATATTTCACCCGCTTGCGGTACAGGTCTTCTGGCTCGGTATCAAAGCGTTCAATATCACGCTGCCATGCAATCAAATTCACCATGCCAATATTCGCAGTCAGTGGATCAAACTGCGTTAATGGCCAGCGCACCCAATCCTCTGCGCGTTGCCACCATGTTTTGGCGGCTTTGATCAGGGCTTCAGTTTGCTCGGCACTCAGCCAAAACGGTAATTTAATGTCGATCATTATTCGGTTACCTGCATATCAACGGTTAAGCTTGTTAAGCGCGGGATCCACAAAGCCGACACAATATCGTCAAGGCTGAAATCAACGCTATGTACTGTGCTGAACTCGCGATGTATTTCTTGCCCTAATTTAGAAAAGCTGAAACGCGAATAGGGATACGTCAGCGTGGGCGAATAACTGGTGTTTTCACGAAATGCCGCCTTGATAAAGGTGTCAATATCGGTCTGAAGCTGGCTTATCTCAGCCGCACTTAAAAAGTCTTCATGCCACACCGTCACCGCTAAGGTTTGGTTTTGTTCAGGCATTTGGTACACCTGCAAATCGTCGCCATGACCGTGATGGCCATCATCGGTAATAAAGGTGTTAATGTCGGTTAAATACGTGGCGACCGGCGAGGCAAAATCAAACAACACATAGGCATTCGCAGTACCCGGCCCGCGTGGGGCATCATGCACAAACCAAATCGCATCGACAGCCACGCCCGGAAACTCTGAAATTAAGGCGCGATAAACAGAATCAGTATGAAAGTCTGAGGCGGTACCAAACTGATTGCGAACCCGCGCCCGAAGTGCATCATCAGTTTCTTTGTCAGCACCAGGCAGGCTTAGCCAGTCAGCGCCATTGGTCACCGCTGTAATATTAGCGATTGGTGTGGGCAATACCGCGTAATAGCCGGTCGCCAAGTTAAACGCAGCGCCAACTTCTACCGCTGTCACCGGCACTTCAACAGTTGTTAAGCCTGCCTGAAAGGCCGTATCTGAGGTTGTTTTAAGCTGGTAAACCTTGCCGTTTAACGTGGCAGTTTGCACGACCGTTCCCGCCGGAATGGTCACGGCTGTGCCAACATCACCCCGCGTAAATGTGATCATGCCCTCTGCGGCGACTGCTGCTTTACGTGTTAAGTTGACGCCATCAGCTAACAGCTCTAAAAAAGCACCGGTCGCATACTTAACAAAGGCATTAGGCAATGCCGTGTTGATCATAAACTGAATCAACCACAATGCAGGCTTAGTCACTAAAGCTGTGATCGCACGCCAAAATGGTGAATATTTGTTGTCATTGTTGATGGTGCTGCCACTGGCAGCTACGTCGGCTTTCCACTGAGCATCAAGCTCTGCCTGTGTCGTTGGAATGCCAGCATCTTGTAATATTTTATTAAACTCAACCTCGGCCATCAGCTTGTCACCTGTAAATTAATCGCACCGTATTTGTATGTTGTGGCCGTCACAAAGAACGTTTCCGTATCTGTTCGCGTTATGGCAATGGTGCCGGGAACCAGCCGATCATCTTCTTCAATCATCAATACTAGTGTTTGCAAATTTGCACGCACTGATACGTCATTCCGCTGGCCAATAATCTCAACCATCAATCCCGAATCTCGGATCAAGTGTTTAATGTCTTGAGTAATGCAGTCCGCATCATAAATAAGCTGTGGCTCACCACCGACATCGAGGGTTAAGTCGTTATCAGTGATTAAGATGTCAACGTAATCGTAGTCTTCAGCCATGATTACCCCGCCGCAAAAGCGAGTTCGTTCATAAAGGTCTGGCCATCCATTGCATTGCCAGAGTTATAAACATTGATATCGCCGATACTTCGGCTGTTGTTGGCGTTAGCATTGCTAATTTGCTGCACCAAACCACCACCGGCAGGGCTACGACCACTGTCTGATTGCAAGCTTGCAGGACCAGAAACCGGTTTGGGTGCACCTGGCACGTTACCAAGGCTGATCCCGGGTATTAAATTCACTTTGCTGATAATCCAATCTAGGCTGTCACCGACAAACGAAAAAGGATCCAGCGTGCCAAGCCAGTTTTTGAACCCACTCCACCACTCTGGTAGTTTGTCCCATGCTGCTAACACGCCATCGACCAATGAAAACAGGCCGATAAACTCCCACCATTTGCTTGTCCACTCAACCAGCTTGCCTGTCCACACATCCCAATAAACCACCGCTGCCGCTACCGCAGCAATTAAGGCGACAATGCCAACCACAACCCATGTAATAGGGTTGGCCAGCAAGGCGGCTGTAAATTTAAAAATTGCAGGAATAGTCGTTAAGATAGATTTTTTCAAAAAGCCATAAGACGCACTTACTCCGGCTGCTCCAAGCGCCCAGCCGGACATTAAAATTATCTTAAGACCAACAACTATAGATAAGGCAGAAATAGCTGCGATAACACCAACAACAAGCCCAGCTAAATTACCGACCCAACGTGCTAAGTTAGGGAACATTTGAGACCATTTAGCCATTTTGGCAGAGACAGGATCGAGAACACTTGTCAGTATGCTGATTCCATTTATGACCGCAGGCAAAACAATACTGCCAAAGCCAATCATTAACCTATCCCAACTATTGCCTAATAAAACTAATTTGTTAGCTGTTGTTCCTGATCGAACTTGAAACTCACGCTCCATACTCCCCAAATATTCATGTTTATTAGCTACTAATCCCAGCGTATCTTGATATTTATCATAAGACTTAGCCAACATTGCAATTTTGGGCGCATGGTCTAAACCGAATATAGTGCTCAATGTCATAGATGCATCAGCACCATCCATCTGGTTTATTTTGTACAAGAAATCATTCAGAGCATTTTGTGGATCATTTGCAAGTTCGTTAGCAAAAGACTTCACATCTAAGCCCATAGAGCTAAGTGCGCCTTGAACTTTAGGGCCAGCAATTTGAAGGTTATTTAGCTTTATCATCATGGCATTCATGCTCGTTGATGCTTGCTCTGCTGGAACACCAAGAGATAACATTTGAGCACCTAGTGCAGAGACTGCATTTTCTGTAAAGCCAAACTGCTGTGCCACACCGCCTGTTCGTTTTAAAAAATCAAAAAGCGGTGCAGCTTCTGCTGCTGTATTGTCAGTAAGATGGTTAACAACATCACCTAGTTCGCCAAGCGCATTTACCGGGATGCCATAGATATTTGATAGCGTCGCAGCATAATCACCAGCCATATCAGTCTGGATATCGAACGCTGTAGCCATTTTTGCCGAAAGATTAACAAATTCAGGAAGCACCTTTTCCTCTAAACCAAGACGCCCTCCTGCTGCTGCGATCTCTCCAAGACCATTCGCAGTAAGTGGCAGGGTCTTCGTCATCTCCAAGATGTCTTGACCGAATGCAGCAAGGTCTTCAGGTCTTTCAAATCCGACCACCTTATTTACATCTGCCATAGTACTTTCAAAGCCGATTGCTTTACTGGTTAGTCGATCTATTGCAAAACCAACTCCGACCAACCCAGCTGCGCCATAACCAATTTTGTTAAATCCTGTCTGGACATTAGTCGTCACTGTGTCCATCGTTTTCATCATCTTGCCCGCTGGGCCAGAGACTTGATCGATAAGACCGACAATAAAATCGAGTCGTTGTAATGCTGCTAGTGACATTTATAGCGCCTGCTTGAACCCTTTAGCGATGGCGTTGCTCATGTTCTCCCAATACCGCTGCTCTAAATAGAGCGCTTCGGCCATGGTGTCTTCATCAAGCATTTGCCCCGGTAACCAATGCTCCACCAGACATTTCATCTGGTGGAGGCCGTTTTCTTTTATTTTTGCTGCGAGCTTTTCGGCTTTTTTATGCTGATATCAACCGTGCCGCCCATGTCACCAATAACGACCCCGGCCATGGCCATCACCACCATGCCGTTCACTTCGCCATCGACCATTGCAGCTTTTTTAAAGGCTTCTTTGTCATCGTCTTTGACTGTACGGCTCAGCAAGTTAAACGCTGGGTTTACCTTGTCATTAGGTAGCGTTTCATTGATGAACTTGTTGTAATCCGACATCGAGACATCAAAACGTAACTCTTTGTCGCCGACTTCTACTGTTATTTCCGCCATGGTTATAATCCTAAAATTTGTTTAACGGCTTCTAAGAAGCCAATTTTGCTTAATACAAAAAAGCCCAAAGCCCCAACACCCATCCAGCGTATTTGAGCCACTAACTGCACAATTTTATTAAGTGAATCTCCTTGCGTTTTAATGGCACTGTCATGTTGCTTAACATCGTGTTCCAAGCGCTGGATCCGTAAGTTGCACGCCTCGTCCATGCGATCTCCATTAATCAAATAAACTAACCGGCTTGTTGCCTGTAACCGTTTGTGTAACTGCATTTCGGTTGCCTCGCTTCTCAACGCTGCGTCCAATCGTCCATATTCCGACACACCCGCCCCACGCCATCCAAAATTCAGCAGGTAAACTGAATGGCTCAACCACCACCCCTGATAAGCTCTGTAAGGCTGGAACGGCACAATAGTTAAACGCGATAATGACTAAACCCGCGTAAACAACGGTTGGCCGTGCACGCTTGGTGTAGTTATCACCTTGCGACATCTCAGCCACGATGATGCGTTCTTTAGCATTAAGTTCTGCGCGAATCGTTTGCTCTATTTCGCTATCACGCTTTTGCAGAACTTGCTCCATCTCAACCATAAAGGCGTTTTTTTCGTCATCAGTGGTGATGAATTTGTCCGCCACATTGCTAATGCTCTGAACAAGGCCGCCGCCCATAAAGCTGGTTAACTTAGTGATAAGGCTCATGGCGTACATCCCTGTACGCCACCCTGACGGGCGCATACTGCGTGCAAATTTGTTCCATTCACATTTGTCATGACAGTTGCTCCTCATTGATCAGCGTATAGCTCAAGCGGTCGCCATAGGTTTGAGCCGACTTTTTAACCAAGGCCATCAGCAGGTTAAAATCAATCGGATCGGCAACTACCTGACAGCCTGCCGACCACTTATCGACCAGCACGCTTAAGCGGTTCGGGTTAGCACGATGCAAGTTAATGCCGTATATGCCTGATTGCATCACATCAATTTGATCAAGCTTTTCATTACCATCATTGTCGCGATAAACGGTCATTTCACCGGCTTGAACCAGCGCGTGATACTGCCCTCTGTGCACACCGATCTTCCAACATGATGAGTAGTGACCCGGCACAAGCTGTGCCACGCCATCAACATTGATTGGTGTCAGACGATAGTCATCACCGGGATCGGTTGTGCAGTTAAAACAGTACATGTGCCACTTGTTGCCGATCTGAAACAACACCGCCAACACATCGTTAAAGGTGTTGGCATCCCGATCATTTGAGCGAATGCCGATAAGGTTCAGATTCCAATCACCCTTAAACACCGGGTAATCCAACTGTTTCATCGCATCTAACAGCGTTTTAGTTGTGATCTGCATAGTTCTGCCTATTACCTTTTTTACAAGCTAAAAACGCTTATAAATCGCGCGTATCGTCGTCACTCAGATAGGGCACGCCATTGATGCGTACAAAGTCTGAGCTGGTCACTTCGAATGGCAGCTTGTGTTTCATTTTTTCACCGCCCTTAGAGTCCGCATTAAGCAAATCGCTAATGGTCAGCAAACAGCCGAATAGCTCTTGTTTATGCTCGTTACTGCCATTCTTAGCCACTGCAACAATGTCAAACGGTTCTAAAGAGCGAAAACTGCTAGCCGCTTTAGCTGCTTCGATGATCAAATTAAAGTTCTTGTTGTCCACTTCAATTTCACCGGCACACGACACATCACCGTTCACGTAGCCATCCGGCACACCGCCAGTCATCACCGCTTTTCGATTGTCTGTAATCGTGGCTGTCATCACCTCGACGTGAATCCGCAAATCGCCGATCATCGTGTCAAAGTCTTGTCCTGAAATATGTTGGTTCATGCTTTACTCCTAAGCAGTCGGTGCAGAAAGATCGAGCACGATGTTGGCTGTAATATCTTTCGGAATTTCAAAAGGTCGGGCTTTCATAAAGACTTCAACCTGTGTTCGCGTCACCCACGTAATCACGATGTCACCGTCTTGTGGCGGCTTAAGCTCAGCAGGGAATGGAATGCCTTGAAACACTGTCGACTTGCTCATTTCGCGTAGTGGACGCATCAATTTGCTAATAGCCCACGCTTCACCCACTGGTAAAGAGCTAAAACGACGGTCGCCAAGCAAGCCAATCAATACAATCCGAACCATACGGGCGGCTTTATCGATAACACGACGGTTTTCAATTACCGTGTAATCACCAGCAACTACATCCAGCATTTGACCGTCTGACCAATACACACCTTCATAGTCGGCATAAAATTGTGGCACCGAGAAGCGCTGATCATTTAAGGCTTTGGCATGTGCGTTTGAATATCGAACACCGCCCTTATCAACGGGTAACGTTGATTGGTCTTGTCCAATCAATGTGCCGGTGGCCACACGCATCGGTGTGTCTGCAACACTGGTTTGATCATTCGCTAGTCGACCGGCATAGATACCGACCGCATCATCGTAGATATAAGGCACAATGCCGCAATGCTCAGCCGCCAAGGTGTCTGTTAAATCGTTAATAGCGGTAATGTAATCCGACCAGGACTGACCTGTGGCCGGTGTCGAATCAATAGCCGCCGCTGCAGCAATGAAAAATACCCGACGACCATAAGTGGCAAGAATATCGACAGCTTTGGCTTCCATCGCCGTAATATCGGCTTGTAAGGCCACTGGCGTGCAAATGAAAATACCTTCCACCCGCACATCTTCATTCATAGCCAAATCAACAGCCGGATCCCAAAGTGAACCATCAGCAACAGGGATAACCGCTGCAGCCCAATTTTGGCCTGCATTAAGCTTGGCGGCCGTCACTTGGCGTTTAATTTCAGAATCGGCCTCGCCTAACTCAACATCCAAATCACTATCGGTATTGATAAACAAAATCGTATCTTGATTGGTGGCACCTTCACCGATGAAAAGAAAGTAATTCTCAACAGTCGGGAATGGACCTTGTTTTAGATTTAAAGCATTGACTGCAACTTTACCGAGCGCCATGAGCGATCTCCTGTGTCATTTGTGTGAATATATGGCCGGTGTATTCCCGCACTTCTGCTGGTGTTGCACCGAGAAAAGACCGTGCAGGTAGCACAGTTCTCCAGCTTGTTTTAATCGTTTCGTTGGCTTGCTCACGCAAATAACGCAGCGCTGCACCGGCTTGACCAACCTTCATGTTCTCTGTGATCCATTTCAGCGACGGCGACTTGAGCCGTTTACCGTTTGCACCTTTAATTTTGAAGCCGATCTCTCTCAGTGCTTTCGCTTGCCGACGGGTGGCGGGGGCATTGTGACCACCTTTGTCGTATTTTTTTAATTTGGCTGCGGTGATTCGCTCTGTTGCTCCGTATTGCTGTTTTGCTGCAATACGTCCCACAACCGGATTAAAGAAACCGACAGTCGCTTCTAAGCCATCATTTCGAGTGGTTTTTAACTCACGTGCCAGCTTAGAAAGCATTTTGCGAGAGCGTTTACGCTTGCGTTCTTCATACGGCCTTCCCTGCAAATCACGCTGATCACGCACACGTTTTTTGCTGTCTCGAATAACTTTACGTGCCACTTGTCCAATCAAGCGACGACGCAACGCTTTAGGCATAGCTAATATTTTTAGTTGCTGCTTTAACGGCAATAATCCTTGCACGTCTAAGGTGATTGCTCCGGCACTCATGGCATACATCCCTGTATGCCACCCTGACGGGCGCATACTGCGTGCAAATTTGATCCATTCAAATTTGTCATGTCGTGACCTCGCCATCTTCTGCGTAATCCACCACAACATCAGCCAGTCGGTAATGATTACCGTCCAGTACAATCTGCCCAGCCGGATCGGGCACTGCAAAAACGTCTTCTTCAAATGAAATAGTGATCTCAATATCTGCTGTTTCATCATCGAGAATATCGACATCAGTATTCGGATCAGCAATCTCATCACGTTCACCATCGTTTTCCATTAACCACGCACAGACATGCCCGAACAACAGCTCGGCAGGGTGTTCTCTATGGGGAAATCGCTCTATTGAAATAACCGCGTCATAAGTTTGGGTGTACAACAAAATGCCACCCTCGCCCATTGATTTGCCACGCGGCACAATCTTTGGGTTTTCCACCCATGCATCGATATTTTCAGCCGCCACCAAATCAAGGCCGACGATGAAAGCTGTAATCTGTTGTAGCTTAATCATCAGATCAAACTCACATGCACATCGGCTTTTCCTGCAAAAAACTCAAGCGGGAAAAACGTGCTTAAAATGGCAGCAACTGAGCTGGCACTTTCATCCAGCCAATATTGCTCAACTTGTTCAGATTCTTTAGCTTCATTCTCAGCATCTTTTCGACGGTTCATGGTCGAAAACTGCTGTAACAAGTTCGCTTTGGCACGGCTATAAACAGCCGCTTCATAATGAATCTGTAATAACTCAGAATCAGCCACACCATTTGGATGGGCTGTTAGGTAGTCATCAAAGGTGGCAAAGCCATCATCCTGCATAACGGTTTTAGCACGCTCTAACGCTTCATTAACGCGAATAACCGCTAACGACAAACCCCATTTAATGGTGTCGTCAGCGTATTCACTTGGGATGCGATACTTACTCATCAAGTCAGCCATCGACACATCACGCCAAAACCCATCATTGGTGATAGGTGAAGCGGTGGTCAGTGATGGTTTACCAGTAAGTGACATAATGATCCCAAGTTCAGTAAAAGGTGCCGAGACAAGACAAGAAAAAAGAAGTCATGCAATGCATCGTTCAATTTTCATGTTTGTCAGGTCCCGGCGGGCGGAGCCTAATCTTCAATTTATTCAGGCTTGCTACGGCTCCCGATAGCGCACCCTTCGCTGGTTATTTGTTGTGATCTCGAAGGTATTGCTCGACACCCGTTTCTGGTGGCAACTTATCAATGGTTTTTAAGGTGTCTTTTTTTAGCGTTTTAACACCGGCACCTTTCTCACCTTCAGGGTTTACTTGCTCAGCCAAATTGCAATAACGAACACAAGCGCGTAAATCGCCTTTCAAATTCTGATGTTTAGCCGCCATTGCATACATTTTGCTGGCTACAATACCGTTCAACTCCCACTTATCGACCAATAACGCGGTGATAATCACATCGAGATAAGGGCTGGCAGATTGCTTAGCTTTGAGCTGTGCATTCGCCCAGTCATAAACGTAGTCACATAAGAACGTCTGCATGCTTGAAGCAAAGCCTGCTGGCATAACCTGATTGCCGGTGTTGATTAAATACAGACCAAGCTCGACCCCTTTTTCGATATTGCCGGTATCAATCAGCCAAATCATCACGCGCACAGCAATGCTGTTAGGTGTGTCATGGCCATTGGCCATATAGGACTCAACGAACGGTAGGTAATTAGGCAAAAGCGTCACTTTGGCAGCGCGTTTTTCATCAACCGTGCCGTACGTTTTTAAGCGTGCTAAATCGACTTCCATGGCGGTTTGTAACTGTTCCAGAATGGCATCACCAGTTAAGATATTGCCGCCGACATTGAGCGATAGAACGCTCTCGTCTGAACCCGCCGCCATGTCAACGCCAACCAATACAGGTGCTGACTGATACATGTCTGGATTTTCTGCCAGTTGCTTGGCCTTGATGTCGCGTAACTTGTTAGGCGCTGCTGAGCCACCATTAGGTCGCATTGCTTTTGGATCCAGATACGGATTCGCTTTACCCGCTTTCTCTGCCTCGGCAATCTGTTTCGCTTTAATTTTTTGTAATGGGTTTTGACTCATCATTTCCGCCTTAAATAGTGTGTAACCATTCATCCCTATAGCCCCGCCTTAGCAGGGCTATAAAGCTAAATGCTCGATTATGCGTATTCGATACCTTGAATCAGCGAGGTTTTACCGAGTTGCTCAACAACGTAGCCTTCGTTACGTGTGTTGAAGTCTTCGTACTGATCTTTTTTCGGGTTATCGAGCTGCTGACGACGCCATGAGTTTTCTTGCCAGTAAATCGACAAGTTAGAAAGCGAAGTGACCAGAATCGAATCAGGATCGAAAAATGGCGGCACATAGGCAGGCAAGCCACCGTAGGTATCAACCGTTACACGTTCATTGATTTTCGCTTTTTCGGTCGGTGTGTTGCCGTTGGCATCGTAATAAGAGCCTTTAGCCGCTTGCATCACGTTGCGACCGACCAAAACAACCAAGTCAGGATCGTCACGGAATGCCACTTCAACAGTGTTTAACGCGCTATAAACCAAGGAATCAAGATTAGGGAATGTGGCACCCCCCAGCGTGACACTACCGGCAGCACCTAATACATACTGTGCACCACCGTTATAGGTGCGGATTTGTTCCAGCCAGCCGACATTCACATCAGACAAATCAGCTGCAATCGTCGTGGCTGCTTTTGATGTGCCGTTCCAGCCAACTTTTACGCGGTCGTTACCGATTGCAGCACGTACGGCTTTGTTATAACGCTCAACAAAGTCGCTAAACTTCGCCCATGCATCAATCGTTGCGTAACGTAATGCCACATCAGAGTCAGTTTTTGATAAGGAATACCCTTCGGCATTCAAATCAACAAGGTTTTTCGCACTACGCTCACCAGCACCACTGGTATCAGTACGACCAGACACATTGCCTGACAAGCCTAGGAAGACTTTCTCACCGGCAATTTCTGTTACCGGCACCACGTTAATGACGCTTAAGAACCAGTTGCCATCTTCGATGATCTTATCGTTCAGCGTTTGAGCGATAGACGGTGTAGCCGCAAACTGCTCACCGACTTCACCGGCATACGCTTTTGCCGTCATCAGGTGCAATTCTTTGATTTTAGTTTTTGCTTGTACGCTTAACTGTTGTCCCATGATTTTTGCCTTTATCTATTAATTAAGTGTCAAAATGCAGCCGATTAAACGTACTTGCTCAGGTCTTCGCCGCCATCATCATGCTGGCCAGCATCTGTGCCGGGCTGCTCACCGACCGCTTTGCTGAACTTGGCTGATAAATCATCAAGTGCAGTTTGCAGTGCTGCCAATTTCACATCGGCTTCGGCTTTTTCTTCACCTTCACCAGATAGCTTGCTTTCCAGTGCTGTTAGTTTCTCAGTGAGATCGGCAACCTGTTCAGCGGTGGCAAACTCTGTTTTGTCATCGGGCTTGTTATCGTCGCCTGATGCATCCGGCTTTTTACCTGCCATAAATTCAGTGATTTGTGTTTTTAGCGTTGCGAACTCGGCTTTGAGTGTTTCGAGTGCTTTTTTGTCCATATCGGCCTCTGCTGATTTGTTAAATAATTTTGTGAACCAGCTAGGCGCTTGTTCATCGTCGGTATCGTCGTTGAATTGTTTGGTGGGCGTTTCGCTATAACCAGACACTAAAAGCTCTGATTTTTTATCGCGAGAGAAAGCCATTTGAGTCGTGGCTGCTGATGCTGGGCGGTCGGTGGCGGCTAAGCCTGTTAAATACGCTTCGCCTGTTTCCCGGAAGTCAAAGTCCAACTCCATGCTGGTGTGCACTTTTTGCCCGTCTTTATTAAGGCTTAGGTACAAATCATTGGGAGCGAGAATGGCAAACAAATCAACACCGCCTTCGCTATTGGCTTCTGCTCGCAGCTTCTCGACGCTGCCAAGATTGGCAAACGTTGAATGCTCATAATTAATAACCGCGGCGAATAGCGTCTTGTCATAGTTTTTAGCGGCTTGATTCAGTGCGTTGGGGTCAATCGTCCGACCGTCAACGGTTGGGCCACTTCGTCCGATACGCTTCCAATCTGTTTTTAACTCTCTAGGCATTACATCTATCACCCTATATTTGGTGTTTTTGATTAACTTTAGGCAAAGTTTAGGTGTAACGGTGCATGAACTCAACGGTTTGGATTGCTTTAAATTCCTATATCTTCATTCTAGGAATTGCTAGGTTTTTGAAAGGGTTATCTATGCAGACTTAACACCTAGAATAAGGTGAAACAATCATGGATACCTATGGCTAAGTACTCACCTGAACTCAAAGACACGGCAAAAACGCTCTATATAAAAGGCTGGACTGTTCAAGAGATCGCTAAAGAGCTCGGCGTAACTGAACGCACTGTTTATAACTGGCGCGATGCTGGCGCTTGGGAGTTATTCTCGCCACCTGACACGGTTGAACAAGGCATTTCACGTCGCATTAATGTGCTAGCTGAGCGTGAGAATAAAACACCAGCAGAAGTGAGCGAACTAGCCACGCTAATGACATCGTTTGGTGATTTACGGATCAACATTGCCAAAGCAGACAAACTGCAAGCAGAGGCCAAATTATTAGCCAATGGTCAGTTTATTCCGCCTGAATTTTATGATGTGGCCAACACCGACGAAAAAGGCGGTGCTTCAGCAAGCAAGCCAAAGAAAAAACGTAGTCGTAAAAAGACGGTTAAGAACGACATATCAGAAATCACCGAGGACATGCTTAATGAGGTGAGAGAAAAGCTCTTTTTCCCCTATCAACAGTATTGGTATGAGCGAAAGAACGACCCCCTCACCCGGCGCACACGCATGCTGCTGAAATCGCGGCAAATTGGTGCGACCTGGTACTTCGCGTTTGAAGCGTTAGATGATGCCATCAGAACAGGTGACAACCAGCTGTTCTTGTCGTCATCACGCGATCAGGCCGAAGTATTTAAGGCCTATATTATTTCCTTTGCCATGGAACACTTTGAAGTCGAGCTAAAAGGCCAAGGCGTAATTATTCTGTCTAATGGTGCCGAGTTACGCTTTTTATCGACCAACAGCCGCACGGCCAACTCCTATCATGGCCACCTTTACTGTGATGAAGTCTTCTGGATGCCTGATTTTAAAAAGCTATGGCACATGGCATCAGGTATGTCATCACACAAAAAGTGGCGACGAACGTTGTTCTCGGTTCCTTCTGCCACATCTCACCCTGCCTATGACATGTGGAACGGCAATGAATTTAATGCCAAGTTAGCCGAATCAAAACGCGTTATTTTTGATATTAGCCATAAAGCACTGAAGGCTGGTTGGCTTGGACCAGATAAAATATGGCGGCAAATTGTCACAGTCGTTGATGCCGAAGAACAAGGTTGTGATCTATTTGATATTGAAGAACTCAAGCTGGAAAACAGCCAAGCCGACTTTGATAACAAATATATGTGCAAATGGATTGACGACGCCAATAGCGTGTTCAGTCTGGCTAAACTGATGAAGTGCATGGTCGACACTGACTCATGGAAAGATTACTACCCTGACGCGCAGCGCCCATTTGGCAACAGGCCTGTTTCACTCGGTTATGATCCATCACGCACCCGTGACAATGCCAGCCTTGCGCTGGTATCTATTCCCTTATCACCGACCGATAAGTGGCGACTGCTTAAAAAAGACACCTATCACGGCGTTAATTTTCAATATCAAGCCAACCGCATCAAAGATGAAACAAAGCGTTTCGACATTAAGCACATCGGCGTCGATGTGACCGGTATTGGCATGGGTGTGTTTGAGCTGGTCGAGCAATTTTATCGTCGAGCCACACCAATAACGTACAGCGTACAGATGAAAACCGAGCTGGTACTAAAAGCATTAGACATTATTGAAAATGGCCGCTTTCAATATAGCGCTGGTGATAAAGAAGTGACGCAAGCATTCATGATGATCACCCAAACCACTACACCGAATGGCCAGATAACGTATTCTGCAAATCGCTCTAATGCAACCGGCCATGCCGACGTAGCTTGGTCGATTATGCATGCCTTTATTTACGAGCCATTAGCCCCACGCAAACGTACATCTGTCTCATTTAGCGATTAGGAATGACTATGACCACCACAGCAACTACCCAAAAAACAGCCAGCCATGCTTTTAGCTTTGGCGATCCTGAGCCCGTTTTAAACAACAATATGACTGATTACCTTGGCGTGTTTCTCGACGTCGATGGCGACTACTACCGTCCGCCAGTTTCGTTATCCGGGCTTGCCGATATTATGAACGCCAACCCCCATCACAACTCGATATTGCACTTTAAAAAAAACATGGTGCTGAAGTGGTTTAAGCCGTCCAAATTAGTCAGCTATAACACCATGCAAAAGATGGCGCTCGATTATGTCGTTACAGGCATGATGTACGCTCAAAACTTTACCAATGCCTTTGGCAAAACTGTACGCACCGACCATTTACCGGCAATCGCAATGCGTCGCGGCAAAAAGCCCGGACAGTTTTTCAAGATAAACAAAGATGGCAGTAAAATAGAGTTCAAACCGGGCGAGGTCATTCAAATCATTGAGCCTGATATTAAGCAATCAATTTATGGCGTGCCTGAATACCTTGGTGGCATACAGTCTGTATTGCTCAGTGAAGAAGCCGGGTTGTTTCGCCGCAAGTATTACCTAAATGGCGCTCACATGGGCTACATACTGGTGACGAATGATGCCGATTTGGATGATAATACCGCCCAACTTATCGAGCAAAAAGTAAAAGCCTCAAAAGGTCCGGGTAACTTTCGGTCGCTGTATCTCAATATTGGCAAATCAACCGCTAAAGAGCCGGTGCAAATCATTCCCGTAGGCGATATTGGTACAAAAGACGAGTTCGAACGTGTTAAAAACATCACTCGCGGTGAAATCATGTCTATGCACCGTATGTATGCAGGGTTAAGCGGCGTTATACCAGAATCAAACAGCGGCTTTGGCGATATGGAAAAGTTGATGCGCGTTTATCACGAGCTGGAAGTCGGTGCGTTACAACAGCCATTTTTATACATCAATGAGTATGTTGGCACCAATGCGGTATCGTTTGCAGAACCCGCGTGGCAAAATGAGTAATTTTTAACTAAACATGACTGTTATAACACTATGTTTTTGTTACAATAAGCAAAACATAAGGACGGTTCATGCGCATAGATTGCCCTCATTGTCAGGAAAAGGCATTAATTAACTCAACCAATGCTTTGTCACCGACGGTTAAAGACCTCTATTGTTCATGTACCAACACCCCGGAATGTGGTGCTACCTTTGTTTATAAGCTCGGCTATTCGCACGATTTAAACCCACCGATTAAAACCACCCAGCAACTCGCCGCCACATTACTAAAAAGCCTGCCAATCAATGAAAGGCAGGCTTTGGTCGCTCAAATGGATTTGTTTGCTTAATCAGCCGATTCAATCGCCCGAATAATTTTGCGTTGCGTGGTTAACAAGCTAAACGCCACGCACTTCATTAAATAACCCACCTCTTCTGGTGTGACCTGCTCTTGCTCAATCGCATCAGGCATGCACTTTGATAGGGCTTCGAGTGCATCAACGCCCACCGTCATAAAGTACATTTGACGAAATAAGGCTTGCTCTGTATCGCTGCTCATGACGCACCCCCTTCCATTGCTTGCAGCTTATCATTCAATGCTGTTGCCCGTGGGCTTGTGTCGTTTTCAATCAATAGCGTTTGAAACACGCTATCGGTCGCCTGCCCCACGTCATTTTCGTGCTCATACTTATAAAACACCTTAATGCCAATCAGTTCAGGCAATAAGTGCGGTATTTGTTGTTGTTGCAGTGGGGTTAAACCGCCCATGGCAAATACCGCCCCATTCTCACCACGCACATACAATGGCTTATCGTCATTAACGCTAACGGCCACAACAGTACCAACGCCCAGCTTGGTCGGTGGCAGCGGTGGCAATAAGCCAAGTTTACGCAGGGCATTATCCGTGAATTTAGTTTTATCAATGGGGGTGATCATGATGTAAGTCTCCAATTTTAAATAGAAACCATCACGCATATTGCTAGATATGGGTGATGGGTGATACGCAGGGCTAGCAAACCGGAGGAAGACTCACGCATTGAACCGGCGAGGCCGAAGCCTCCCCTACGCACACCCACCATAAAACTTGCAGGCATAAAAAAACGCGTTAACCGCGCTTTGTGCGCGTGAATCATTTTCGCAGTTGCTAGACTACGGCACTGGATTTTGCCAGTGCAATTTGATGATAAGGCGTTTTTGTTTTTCTTGTCAATAAAATGTTTTCAAATCAAACGCGGTGTAAAGACGTTTGCCAAAGCGGGCTTTAAACCTCAAGGGAACCTTGATTAGCCAAAGGAATATTAATGCCAAACTTTTCGTTTAACTGTTGCGCGTAAATCAATCTAAGCTGAGCGTTTTTAACGTTATCCAGTTTATAAATCAGCCCAAACATATCTTTATCCCGCTGCTGGACCTTCACCGCCACACCATTTGTCTCATAGTTGTGTAACGCTTCAGCCCATTCAATTTGTAATTTTAATAGGGCGTCAGCTGCTTCTTCTTTCCCGTTTGCTCGCATTTGTGCCGTATTAACCCTTGCAAGGAACAGGGTTGAACGATCTAGGCGGATATAGACCGCTTTTTTGGTATCCCTAGGCGTCCGAAAATCATCAAAAACAGGGGTGGTTAGTTCTTTTGTGCCATATAAAGTGGCGTTATCGTCAGAAAAAAGCGTATTTCTTGCCCTTTTCCACTGAACCGCAGCCAATTCAACCAATGGCTTTGCCGCCATATATTTAATGCCACCATTTTCAACAACTACAATGCTCATACCATGGAAGTCGATAATCTGAACGGCTTTAGTTTCTAAATGTGCTGTTACACTTGCTTCTAACATTTGATTATCCTCATTTGTTTTTAAATGCCGACACCTTCGGCTTGGTTTTGCAGCTAGTTATTCAAATCATGATCTGCGGCTAGCCAAAAATTGACTATCCCACGCAGCCACGCAAGCGTGTAAAAGAGGGTTAACACGAACATTCCCCACTGTTCGCTTTGGTATGTGGCCATCATCCAGAATGGCTGCCCTAAAATCCCGACGAGACAAGCATATTTATGCCATGATGCGTCTTTGCTCTGTGTCAGGAAAATAGCAACAACACCCGTTAAGGCAATAATTATCTGGCCTGTCATGCAGCCTTTCTCACTGGTACGCTACACAAGCCATATTGGCTAAATTCTTCAATAAAACCACCGACGTTGTCGCCCAGATAGGCAAACAGTTGATTGCGGTCGTTACCACGTTCTGGCTCACCTGTTTGGGGGTTAATAAAGGCAATTCGGTGATCTAGCTGGCAGATTGCGGTGCATACTTTGCCAATAGTTGAGCTCCACCACACTGTATCTGGCACGTTATTGGTGAGGACGACCGCTTGTGTTGTTACCCGACATTGGTACTGTTCTGCCAGTCGTGCTGCAAACTGTTTAGCCTCGCCGCGACCATAGGGTGGGTTTAACCACACATTGCCCGCCCACAACTTGCCAAAGGCCGTATTTTCTTTAGTGAAATAAATACCCGCTTTAACGACTTGTTGCGCTTTATCATTCGATGCCGGGTCAACATCGATGCTGCCCATCACTTTTCGCGCTGATTCAATATAGTTTGATGGTGTACCCCATTCATTGTTCGCCATGGTTGCTTCCTTTCTCGCAGCTCAAGCACTTTGCCCCATAAAGCATAAGGCCATGCTCACAACGCTTGCCCTCAACGATTTCTCTAATTTTCCGCATGATTGTTCTACCCTGTTCACACAGGTCAAACGGGTTATTACGACACCGTTCACAGCCATCAAGGTGTGAGTGAAAGTCATTGTGTAACTGATCTGACAGTGTCATTTAACACCCCGTATAGCCCAGCAAGGGTCGCAGCGTAGAACAGAGCGACGAACACCGTCATAACCTCTTATTTTCTTCTTTGTCATCTGTGACACTGGCTTAAACCGGCGACAGCCTTGGCAGCATTTTTCTTGCTCTGGTTTTACTGTTGCTTGAATGGTCATTTAGTTAATGTCCTTTTTTTTCTTAGATATATAATCTTCAGCCCATTCAACTGCTGCTTGACAGGCTTTCTCCAAAGTTTCAGCGTAGATCCACTTTGTCGCGTAGTACCCCCAACTAAAATCGTAGCCATTTTCTTTGAAATTTTTAGGCACGGGCGTAGCGAATTTAATTAAAAAGCCAAGTTTATTGTTATTAAATAAGTGATAGGAAATCGCTTCATCATCCCTGTATTCAGGCTCATAACATCCAACTTGTTCCCATATTGATTCCCAGTCGTCATTTATTGACTCACTTACATCGCTTGAAAAGCTGTCACCCACACACTGAGTAGCGAAATTAATAACCTTTTCAGCCCGAATTGTATTTTCAAAAAATAAAGATGATATTTCTTTGTTATTCATGGAACCCGCCCTTTAATTTAGTCTAAAAAACCGCTTGCGCCGGTCAGTCGGTGACGTCACAGCATTTACTCTTTCGAGAAGGAGACTGCCATCACTGCCGGTGTTATTCACTCCCCACTACCGGCTTGGGTATCAAAAAGTTATTTTGCGCAGAGCTGTAATGCTTGCTTCTCTGTAAACCCGGCACTGATGAGCTCGTCGTATTTTTTCTTTTGAATTTTTGCGTTAATCTCTGCCCACTCATCAAATATTGGCATCATCGATTTCATAGAATTAATGCTGTTTTGCATCTCTATTTTTTGTTTTGAGATGACACCTTGAAATAGGCTTGTAACTTCGTCTGTCATGGCTTTTTCCTTTATCTATTAAAAATCCAACACCGCACGCTTCGTTGCTCAAGGCGGGATGTAACGGGTTTGTTTTCTAGGTATTGCCGCTTTTTGCTGGTAGGCATTTGGCGACGTAATTCTTTAGGATCAATCAGCGGTAAATTGTGCTGCTTGCACATGCTATGGAAATGCTCAAGATTGATCGCTATTTGCCTATCTGGCGCGGTAGCGTGGTTCATTTGATTCTCGATAACTACACCGCCGGTTCCGTCTGTGTTGCCGCCATAAAAACGGCTGTCGAGATAATCAAACTGCCCCCAAAACTGTTGAATAATTTCACTGTCTTCGTTTAATGAGGCTTGGCGCTGACCAGCCAGCATTTCGGTGTAATTGTGCGTATCAATAACGTCTTGTTTGGTGATTTCTGGATATAAGCCATGCAGGCAGTCTGTTAATGCCATTAATTTGGCATGGTTTTCGATGATTCGATTTGTCTTGATATTTTTATTCTCAAGCAACCGATTTCTGTGCACGTCAAATTTGGCATTAAAGTGATTTAATATTCGGTCAGCCTGTCTAACCGAGTTAATGATGAAGCCATTAACGTCGCTGACATCGAATGCATCAAGGCGTTTAGATGCTTGATAGCCAGCCGGTGTGTGATGCGTCGTATCAAACCATAAGTCGACCAAGCGGGTTTGCATGGCTTCTGAGGCGACTATTTTTATATTTTGAGTCCAAGCCAGTGAGCCCTTAAATTGTGGCTTCTTTGTGCTGTTATCTTGCGATTTGATACCGGTAACTTTGCCGAACTCACCTTCAAACAAGTCTTTAAGCTCATTCCAGTTAAACTGTTTTTGATGGGTGTTTTTTTCTACTTCATTATCCGTCTCGTTAAACACAACTGGCAGGTTTGACACCTCAGCCATTTTGCGGACACGACCAGCAAGCGTTGAAATAGTCGGATTAAATGATTCGCCACTCTTCCCGAACAACTTCCACATAAAATCAACAAGGCGAGACTTCCCCGAGTCAGGCTCACCAGCAACTTGCAGGAATGGATATGAGTTGTACTGGTCGCGTATTTGCTCGACAAACAATGAACCAAACCACCATGACAAGGCGACTAAGCCTTTTACGCCAAAGGCTGTTTTAAAGTCAGCCACCCACTCGGTGTTATGCTTTTCTGATAATTTTTGTTTAATATCAACAGTGGTTTTAATGCCTTCTTTTCTCAGTTGAAAAAATGACTGATTGTTGACCTTTAGAACACGACTACCTTCTACAGCGAATTTGTTATAGACATAGGTCTTTGTCTCACCGTCGTACCCGACATAATCAAGAGCGCGTACTTCCTTGGTGTTGTATCGAGTCCATTCTTTATAGAGCCAGTCGAGATCGTTTTGAACACCGGTAAACAATGCACCCGGTATGCGCATGGCTGATTTTTTGAAGTCACTGGCTGCTGATATGGTTTTGTGGGTAAACGCTATCTGGCGTTCTTGTCCATGGTTAGCCAACTTAAAGCTAAAGAAATATTGACCGTCTTCGCCGTTGTCAGGCTGTTGAAAGTACAAATAGCTCATAGAAAAAGTGGCGATTTCACGCAGGCTAGTCGCCTGACTAAAGGCATTGGCGGCACATTGCTGGTGCTGGTCTGGTGTCGCTTCTTCTTTTACTTTGGCGAGGTCTTCACTATTTAAGTTGTCATCGTTCGATTTTGCCAGTGCTACCCAATAGTCCATGCTGGCTTTGTCATAGGCTTTTTTGTCTATTTTGGCTGCGTAGGTGCGGTTTCTGAATGCATAGATAAAGTAGGTACGCTGTGGGTTGTGTTCCCACATCATTTGGGCTTTTTCGTTGTAGCTTTGTGCTAACTCAAGGCGACCTAAATAGCGATAGAAGCTGACATTTTTGTCCGTCAGCTTTTTAGCTTTGTGCAAGTCGTTCCAGTCAGCCTTGGCATCACTGGTGCTAGATAAGGCTGCGGTGACATTCTCACGCATTTCACGCAATTTCTTGCTGTGTTTTTCTAGCGCATCGCGGCCTGCTTTATCGTTATCAGCCGCCACCACCCATGTGATGTCGTTATTTAAGTGAGGCTTGATCGATTCTTCAGGAAAGGTGCCCGATGACATTATGGCCACAGCTTTAATGCCGTTGAGGTTGAGCGCGATAGCGTCAAGGATTCCCTCAACCAGCCATATTTCATCGCCCTTTTCAATCGTCAGTGTCGGTGGTTGCCACCAGTGACCTTTAAATGAACCTTTGAAGCTTTTATTACGTGACTCTTTATCACCCTTTTCGTCGGTAATAATGACGTCATCGATCAAGCGTTCCCACATGATTTGTTTCGCTTCATCGAGGTAAAACCTAACCGATGCCGTTCCTTTATCACCACGTGGGTGATAATAAGCCCCTTGCTCATACCAACCTTTTATTTGGCTGGTATCAAAACCACGAATAAGCGATAGATATGCATCGGCTGTGGCGTGTGGATTGGATTCGGTCGGTTGATAACGCTCATTCAGCTTTTCAAATAATTCAGGAAACAGCTCTTTGGTTGTTTCTTCATAATTACAGTTGTTTTTACGGTCGCATTGCACCTGACCAGGGTTATCCAGCCATGTCCATAAGGATTTTTTATTGCACGATGGGCAACGGCCACGTAGGTAGTTGCCCTTTTCAACCATCTGAAACTCATTCGTTAATAAGTCGATGATTTGTGGGTATAGATCAGTTCGTTGCATGGGGTTCGCCGTTTAATTATTGTTGTACAGGGACTGTATGGCTTGGCTCTAGCTCTAGCTCATAACGCACAACAATGTCACCGGTAGGACCGACTTCTAATCCACCAAATAGGTAACTTCCATCATCTTGTTTTATGAACTCGCCAAAACCTTCAACAAATCGGACAAACCTGCCTTTTACAAATAATTCATTTTCATTATGAAAAACATAAGCGATGTGCGACGCTAGATCTTCAATATCTTCTAATGTAAAGAAAACACTTTTCCACTCATCGCCATCGATAATGTGCTTTTGAATGGCTTCTTCATCTATAAACTCAACATCTATTTGCATTTCAAAGCCAACTCTACGTTTCGCCATGTTGTTCCCCTTTCTGCCCCACCTGCATAAAGTGATGAGCTTCATCTACTTCAAACACGATGGTGCCGTTAAATGTTTGTTTTAATTCAGCCAGCGTCTGATCGTTTTGCAACATATCAGCAAGAGCAGGATCGGCTTTCTTAATGCCATTCCAGAGCAATTGGCGCTGGTGTTTCGTCAGTGTTGCCGGGTCTAGCAATGGTTTGCTTGGCACCCATTTAAGCGGCACGTAGTTATGCCACTCCGGCGTGTTGTCAGTAGTCACTTAATTGACTTGTTTGGCTATTTCTTCACGAATGTTTTGACGCGACATGCCGTCATCTTGGAAGTAACTCATCGAGGCTGTTAAGAAGTCGATCAGTTGTTTAATGTCACCTTTAAAGCGTTTCTTGTTTTGCTCAATCAGTGCTTTCAGTTCATCGTTAAACTCAGTTTGAACAGATGATGGAATTGTTGAAGCAGTCATACAGTTTCCTTATGTATATTGATTTTGCTGACGAACGACACGGCTGATCAGACGAGTTGTTCGTATCGGTCTTGGTGATCGCGGACCACGCGGTATATCAAAATGGCTGGTCATGGCATTGACTATGAGTAAAACGGCGACGCACTTAATAGAGAGACGGTAGTCTTCAACCAACTCGACTCTGACTAAGCCCATGGCCACCGCTTTTGCAACAACTTCGGCAGCACAATGGCACTCAAGCTTTCGTGAAATGCTTTCTATCTGCTTACCGACCGTACTGGCCGTTCGAAACACTTTCAGAGCTATCTCTTTACGCAGCCGCCCCTCACATAAATGACGCAACACAACCGCCTCTTTGGGCGATAACGGGCCATGTTTGATTAAGGTGGCATGTAGTCTTTGCATTTTTTGGGTGTTTTAACCAATTTTCAGGTGTAATTGCAGGCGGGATAATGTATCCACGCTGGCAACGTTATTTAACAACCTGATTACCCTGAATATTGATACCGAAGCGAGACTTGAGCCCTTCATTAAAAATGAGTCGGCTTAAGTCTGATTCACCCAGATTTTCTGTTTTACTCAGCTCTGCCAGCATTTTTTTAACTGACAAGCTGTGACGGAAGCTGATTTGAGCTGAAACGCCCTTTTTGGTGCTGTTTGCATTGTTTTTTGACATAGTATTTTCCTGCTATACTTTGGTTTCAAATGAGGTCAAATAATGACAAGTGAAACGATAACCCCTAACAAATGGATAGGCAAGAAAAAAGATGGTGAAGTTTTCCGTTTGCAATTATTCATGGCTGAAAAAGGGCTAAAACCCGAAGATATTCAAAACGATACAGGCGTAACAGTTCGAACAATAACAAACAGTATTTATGAGCAAAAACCACTTGGCTCGAAGTTATTGCGCGAATTACACGCTGAATATGGAGTTTCTATCGACTGGCTTGTGTCAGGTTTTGGCACCATGCTTTTGCATAACGGTAAAAAAGTAGGTGAAAACGCTTCACCGGCTTATAACGCTGATAGCCTCATCCATAGAACTGAACGAGATCAACGCATCATGGCCTTTATTAGTGATTGGCTGACTTATGCCGATGACGATGAAAAAGCGTGGTTGGAAATGGAGCTCAAGTTTAATTTAGAAGCGTACCGACGATTTCTCGATGACAGCCATGACTAAACCTTTAATAGCTGAATACGATGAGCTAGATACCCGAACGCTGCAGGATAATTGGTTAGAAGTAGCGCGAGAGATCGAAGCATCAATGATGAATGCCGGTGCTGTACCCGGCAAAGATTACAGCTATCTGGATCTGTATCAATTAGCTCAGCCAATCGTGCTGAAACAAATCAAAGACGGCGATATAAAACTCTAGCCGACAGGAGTCATAGAGGGAAAAGCGTAACTTATGTAATAAGCCGCTTTTTGTTTCTTTTTATCTTTAACTATCAACCAATTACAAGCGATTGGTAAGTGTAACTTTTTTGTAATTTCGCGTAACCGAACAAAAAACAAATCAGCGTTGTAAATAAGCTATACCAACACTTTAAAGCCCATTACATAAAGTGTAACGAAGAGTAATTTATCAGTAATTAAAAACCGTAACCAAGTTACAAAAATAATACGCAAAAATTACACTTTAGAAAAGCCTGAAAACCTTTATAAAGATATGATATTAAAGGATATAAAAAATATTCTTAAGTTAAGTTACATAAATTACGCTTTTCCCTCTATGACCCCGTCCGGCTAAAAAATATAACCGCAATCTTAAGCATATACTTACCAAAGGAATTTTAAGTGGCTATTTCTAAAGCAAAAAACGGAAAGTGGTCTGTTCAAATAGACAGGAAAGGCTTGAAACGTGTCCGTCGCTCCTTCGATTCTCGTAAAGAAGCTGAATTATTTGAGCGCGAATACTTGTTTAACCAAAGACAGGCTAAGGCCAAAATTCATGATCCGAGAACATTAGTCGAACTGGTTGATGTCTGGTATCAGGCACACGGTATCAACTTAGCCAACCCTGAAAAGCTGTATAACGCCATGACAGAAGCTGCAGTGAGGATGGGTAACCCTATCGCTCAGGCATTAACACCTGAAATATTCCTAAAATATCGCTTTAATCGCACTCAAACCGATAAAAAAGCCATTTCTAAAAAGACCATGAACAATATCCATGGCTATATCTCAGCCATGTTCAACCTGCTTAAAAAGCTAAAGATGATCGATTACGACAACCCGATTGCCGATGTCGATAAGTTACGCATTCAAGAGCAGCAAATGACTTATTTAACGATTGAGCAAATCAATCACCTGCTCGACTCGATTAGTGCCAAGTGTGACAACGAAAGCACGTGGTGGGTCGCTAATATCTGCTTAAGAACCGGTGCAAGATGGGGTGAAGCCGAACAATTAGTAAAAAAACAGCTTCACAATGGCCGTATCACCTTCATTAACACTAAATCAAAGAAAGTACGCACCATCCCTATCGATAGCGTGTTTTATAAAGAGTTGGTAACGATGGCCAAAGGGAAAGATCCGGAAGATAGACTTTTTACGAACTGTATAGGCTCTTTCCGGCGTGCAATGAAGCGAACCGGGACCACATTGCCCAAAGGACAGATGACGCACGTGCTGCGCCATTCATTCGCTAGTCACTTCATGATCAACAACGGCAACATACTCACGTTGCAGCAAATCCTCGGTCATGCAGACATCAAAATGACCATGCGTTATGCCCACTTAGCACCAAACCATTTCATCGATGCAGTCAGGTTAAATCCGATAATGGCTGGTTACAGTGACGAATTGGCTGATATTGGCGGTAAAGTGGCGGTGAAATAGCCAAAAACCGCCAACTCATGAAATAAACCGCCAACCCAACCGCCAAAAAACACACAACACAATCCGCCTGCAACGCTAGTAAAAACGGTATTTCAGGCACAAAAAAACCACCCGCAGGTGGTTTAAATGATTGGTGGAGGCGGCGGGAATCGAACCCGCGTCCGCAGATACTCCGCCCTCGGATCTACATGCTTATTTCATCTATTAATTTAACTCAATGCTACCCG